TGCAGTGTGAACTTTTAATTCATAAACAAGACCTGCTGAACCAACTGTTTCAGTTAAGATATTCTGAATCCTATCAACATGGGGAGTATATGATTCTGTACGGGGGCGCAGTTGTTGAACATATTTTTGCAGTGGCATAAATCTCTCCATATCCATTAAATAAAAATAGGGGATGAAACCCTCACCCCCTATATTTATACATAGTGTATATTAGATTGTCAAGCGTTAATTGGATTCCGACCAAGCTCGATATTGTCTCCAGCTTCCTGTACCCTGATGTTATCGGGTCCATTTCCACCACCATCAGCATAAGGAATCTGATCGTGTCCACTGTGATAGGTCTTACCATCATTCAACTTTGATCGGGTGATATCCTTACCCTCTGGCGTCTTCCAACCATCCTTGACAGCAACACCAAACTTCGTATTTGCGGTTGCTGCTCGAGGCTTCAAAACAACCTTCTTGAAGAAAGTGTTCATCTTAATCTTCTTAGTTACCAACAAATTACGCATCCTGTTGTTAGCAGCCTGACGACCACCAACCATCACTTCAAAATTCTTCGATGTGCTCCAGTTAGCTCCAACATCCTTTCCATCATATGTAGTAGACAAGTCAAGGAGAAGTTCTCCACAAATGTCGATATATTTCAGAATGAACTCTTTCTTTTTCTTTTCAATGGGAACAATATCATTTTTCTTGTTTTCAACGTAAATTACGAAAAGATCAAGAATTGAGTTCTTGTTGGGGATGGCCTTGAGATCATCGTCATCCATGAACGTCATAAAGTTATTGAAGACCTTCTTGAACTTCGATGCATTTTTAGAAGCATTGGAGTTAGGACCATACATCTCCCAGAGAGCATCTGGGCTGATGGTCTTTTCAAGACCATAGAAATAAATGAAAGCCAAACCAGCAATAAAATCATCAACATATCGGCGGTTCGCTTCCTTTGTACCAATCCACTTTGTATCGTCACCGACAAAACGAGTGAAATAAGATGATGCAAGTTCCCTAATAACAACTGCGATTGCAGAAGTCTTTGCATTGCGCTTCTCAGGATCATTGAGAGGTTTACCATCATTGATATTGATGAACAAGTCAGAAAGTTCTTCCCGTGAAACATCAACATACCTTGTCACACTGATAGTCGATTCGTCAAACCGATTACGAATAGCTTCAGGCAAAGTAGAATAGAGATCGTTTTTACCCTTGACAACCTCACCAAACCACTCACCTATCCGATATTCTCCCGGCAAAACAGGAAACTCATCATTTACAAAACCAAGCAAATTAATAGTCCGATTGTTTGAGTCAATGTTCAAATAACAAACACCATTCATCAACCACTTCTTATAGTATTCGATATCAAGAACCTGTTCATTCTCTTCAGCGTATTCAAGACATGCGTTAATATCTGCAAAGATAAACTTTGAAGGTGCAAAATTCCTAATCTGAGCAGTGACGTAAGAAGACTTCTGAAATATCGACCAACGTGAAAATTCACCAGCCTGAAAGGCTAGGTCAGCTTCGACCAAATCAACGACATCATCAAGAAATTCCTTTACAGGAATCTCGCTTTCAATCTTAGTAACACAACGAAACATATCTTCTCTTTCTCTGTTTTCTCACTATAACTAACTATACCATGTGGTATAGGTAATGTCAAGCAAAAAATGATGTATTTTGAAAGTTTTTTTTGGAGCGGAGTGATTGTACTGCCCAATCTTTTCTCGGTTGGAAACCAAGTGTAATACTTTTATACGAACTCCGCATCATCCTTTATAGTAACACAATGATATGATATTGTCAAGCGCCTTTTTAATTTTTTATCGAATAATATCAATATCCTCAGCATTCATGTTCCACGTTTCAAGTTCAGTTCTTAGTCTTCCGTCAGCCTTGAGGTTTTCAAAACGATTAACAGCTTTCTTTCTCCACCAATCTACAACGCCATCAAAACTGTAACGGTCATAGTTATCCTTCTTGCGTAGTTCATCAGTTTCCATGTTCATATATTCTTTGACATTATCAAAACCATAGTCAGACATATACGCACGTTTCTGTTCAGTCAATCCTTTTGCATCAAGATAGGTCTGTACGAACTTAGCATAAGCATCATCGTCAACACCCTTGAGAGATGCCTTGATGATGCTTATCATCTTTGTCTGTGTCTTCAACTTACGACTTGAAGCTTCTGGATCAATCAATGGTTCACCGTTCTTGGACTCAAACCAATCTTTCAAACGATGGTAATTGTCATCATTGATGAGTGGCGCGAAGTCAGATACAGTTTCACCTTTATGACGTAGAAATGGTTTCATTCCATCATACTGCGAACTACTTTTAGTTGATCCATAAAGAGAGGTCGTCTCAAACATACAGAATGGGCCACCATACTTCTTATCCAAAGTATCCTTGGTGAGATGTGAACAGCAGATTGCAGCGAGTAATTTACCACCGAGATAGTTAAATCCAAATGGTTGTGTTGGCACTATGATAAACCCCATAATAGTAGAGTCATTGAAGCGTTTCATAACTTCTTTACTCATTGTATCTAGAGGTTTACCCAGAAACATATTGCGAGGTTTTGAGTTGATGGTAGGCGAACCAAGACGAATGAAACCAGCAATCTTGCCAGTATTCTTCTCATATACAACCCACTTGACAGACTTACCCGGCACAGATACTTCTACTGCATGTGAGGTGACAATCTCCAGATAGTTCACAAATATCTCATTCGATACTTCCCGACACTCAAACTCCATATCGTTTGGATGCATGGTGAAGTCATTGAACATATCATCTTGCGGGCCCATGCCCGGCAATGATGTTGGATAGTTTGACATTCTCTCAAGTTTAACCTTGCGAAGATAGTCATCAATCCTACCGAAACTGGAAAAGTAATCTACAAACACATTGGCGGCATACAACGCATCTTCTCTATTCAATATCATCCGAAAAAACTCTCCAAGCTTCCAACTTCATCGTTTTTCAACATCCAATGTAACTTATCAGTTATCACCCGAAGGGGTTCAAGAAACGATTTCTCATATTGTTGATTATAGTCAATTTTACCCATAATGTCAAGTTCCTTTGGGATTTTTGTTATAAAAGAAAATGCACTGGCCTGATAGATATTTGGTTCTTGCATATGAATAAACTTTACCTTATCACCCTCTTGAATATATGGATACTTGTTACCCAGTTTGTTTTTCTCCACCAAATGGTTGTATAGGATGGCTCCTTTAACATGAATTGGAGTCCCCTTCAAGAACAAACGATCTGTACCACGAAACTTCTTCACACCATTACATGAACGGGGATAGGCAATATCTTCTGGTGGCAATGCCATGAACTCTTCACGAAAATCTTGTATAAAGGTATTTAGCATCTTCTCATCACCGTCCATGATAAGCTTAATAGCTTCCTTCAACTTCTCACGACAGGGAGCAGGAGTACTGCTTTTAACCGCTTCGATGCCCATGACCTTGAGTTTGGGTTCCTTGAACCGCACACCTTCCATATCATACAGGTTTAGAATGTAACGCTTCTTGGCAGTCCAGATTCCCTTGTCAGCGATGGCCTCACGTCCCATCTCCATCTTCTGTTCGTATGCGTTGGTTACTTTGGCAAGTGCTTGATAACTTTTATCAATAAAAGGTTCCAACTTCTCTTTTGCAACCTTGTCCAAGAAATTGACAATAGTGTTAGTGTCTGTTCCCTCTTTGAACACGCTATTAACCAATTTGTCAAACGTAATGTATACGCTGTCTGTGTCCGAAGCAATAACGTAGTCCACGTCTTTCGTTTCCAAGATTTTGTTAAGATAAATGTTGAGACTTTTCTCAATCCAACGAATAGATAACTGACCAGATGTAGTAATTGCAGTGGCAACCAACAGATCAAAATAACGAAACCAATTGTTCCCAATAGCACCATATGCACTATTGAGAGAAATCTTCTTTGCCATTTGGATGTTGTTGTACCGGGCAATGTCATTAAGTAGAAATTTCTCCCCAGTGTTTTCATATTCCTGTTGAGCTTCGAGCATCCGTCTTTTATATTTGACACGATCATTGTATATACCTTCCATTAATTGTGGCAGAAATCCACGAACATCCTTGCGAAAGAATGCGCCATTCGGTGTCATACAATACTCAGTGTCATTACTGACCTTGCCATCTAGTATTTTATCAACCATACCTTCTACAGGCTTGATACCGCCATTCACCAAAGTTTCTGGTGAGATGTTGTATTGCATGATAAGGTGAGGATATAGCGAGTTCAAGTCAAATGACATAACCCATTTATGCATACCCACAAGTGGGTCTTTCACATAAGCACCTTCGAATTTCTCAACCTTCTTGTGATCTTTTTTCTGAGGAATCACAATGTTCCTCTCACGCAGATAGTTGTAGATAAGAATGTCCCAATACCGCACAGTACCAAGAACATCAGTGAAGTTGACCTTTGCGTCATACGCCATCGTCAGCGTAAGCTCCATCAATTTCAACTTGTCTTCCAGATTGTCAACAATCTCCACGTCTTGAATGTTGTATTCGATGAACGACTGATAATCCTTGGTGTACCACTCACGAAATGTTTCAAAGGGATTACCGTCCTTACGTTCACCAAGCTCGACAAAAGCAATGTGGTCAAGGGTGTATCGTTCCTGATTAGTGTATGTAAACTTTTTATAGAGGTCAAGGTAATCTAGTGCAGAAATACCGTCAAGAGTGTATGTTTGATGAGTTCGACCCATCTTATATACCTCACGGGCAAACACGTTCTTCCAAGGGGACAGACGTTTTGTCTCTTCCTCATCAAAGACGTTACGAATACGATTGACAAGATAGGGAATATCAAAGAACTCAGTGTTCCAGCCAGTCACAATATCAGGTGTGTTGTTCTCCCAGAATGCTAGGAACTCTTTTAGAAGATGCACTTCGCTCTCGCACTGAATATATTCTACATCATTGCGGTTAGTTGTGAACTCTCCGATTCCCCAGACATTAATGAATCCTGTTTGAAAGTTTTTAATAGTGATTGACAGCATAGGTTCTGCTGCATCTTCTGGTTTGGGGAAACCGTTCTCGCACTCCACCTCAATATCAATGGTGTACATGAGCATCTGTTCCAAGTCCCAATCAACCTGTTTAGGATACTCATCAGCAATCCAGCAATAGGGATACTGTGTATTACCATAGATTATGTCTTTTTGGTTCTCACGGTCAGAAACCCACTGTTTGGCTTCCTTAATCGAATGAAAGTGATGTGGGAGAACACTCTGACCATCCAGAGTTTTGTAGCCAGACTCCTCACAGGTCTTGACTAGATCAAATAGTGTGGGTTCATATTTGACTCTGCGAGTCGTGCGCTCTCCATCCTTAACCTCACGGACAAGAATAGAATTACCGTATTGCAATACGTTTGTGTAGAAGTTCATATAGAGACTATATCAGGTTTGAGTAGAATTGTCAAGGGTCCAATTGTCACGATTCATATACATCTTCAAAATTTCTTTAGTAATGCTACGATCCTTAC